GCCGAATACGGGCAGATAGTGCCAACCAACTGATATTTCTTACCATTCACAACCAGTTCATGTTTGTTTAACTCATCGTGATATTTAGTCTTGATCTCAATATCACATGTATTTGTTTTAAACCCATGTATTTCTATTGGTGTGCTCACGGTCCATGTTTGATCAAACGGCACCAACAACAATGCAAATATATATTGACTCATGATCGTTCTGTACGTGTTACTAAAAAAAAACAGAAGGCCACACGATTGATGCGAGCGATTTTCTTAAAAAGAGAACAAAATGAGAACAAATATCGTTAATTATAATCATTATAGACTACAATAGATGTCATATCTTTTGCAGATGGTTGGAAACATTAACTATTTATTTATTTCTGTCACATGGCTAGTGACAATGCTAGTGGCTGGCCGTCCAAATCGCGTATGGGTACATGCGGCCGAGACGCTACTACATAGGCCTCTTAGATTTTCTCCTGAAATATGGGCTAATGTTTGTTGACAACCAGACCTTTAACCCCACGGACTGAGGCTCCGAGTTGCTCTAATATCCAGTCTTTTAGTTCAGACCTTACCAACAACTCAGTTATGTCATTGGCATATGTGTTTACTAGTAACTCTTCGGTCGTATTGTTGTCTAGTTCATGCATGTGGTGAGTATGATGAAGAAACTCATGGATAACTAAATTAAGTGCATCAGGTCCACCACGCTCTATGATGGTCCTATCTAGGTAGATTGTGTATGGTACAGAGTTAATATAACTACCGTACTGCTCACCAATATCTTTACTAATATGTGTGTCTAATAACTTAATAGTCACTGTAGTAAATCCTAGTGTAACTTTGTCAGGTATAGTTGTTTTCTTCATAATGTTGTTAGTTGCATTACATAGCTGACCAGAGTCACTGAGTCTGGAGACCTTTTTGAGGTGTGTGTGAATATAACTCAATGGTCTGGTCGGCTATATAATTCATAGTAACTATAGGTACTCTAAGAGTACACTTATAGTTTGACTCACCCCTTACCTATACGGGTACCTAATTAAAAGACCGCATATGAGCGCATCTGAGGACTGAATTACTTGGAGCATACAAATATACTCGTGGCCACTAAATGGCTAATCCTGGCTAGTCTAAGAACGAATTATCACTATAATTTGAGCGACCTATAGAGTGTTCCATAAATCTGTCTAATTCTTGGTTTAGTCTCTCTTCTTTAGCCTCTTGTTCCGCATCGTCTACATTTCGTCCAATTGTAGTTGTCCAGTAGTTCACTGCCATACCAAGAACGTCTATTAAGTCATCATGTCTTAGACAACCTTTAGTTCTTGTGAGTCTTGTCATTTGGTGAAATAGCTGATGTTGTTTATCTAATTTAAAATCGTTATAAATTAAATCTTGGTCAACTACTAGTCTGTGAGAGTTCATAACAGGTTCTAATGTGTCTATTATTCTTTTCTCTTTTTGTATGTTACTTCTTATTTCGTCAGTAGAACAAGGATAAATCTTTTGTAATACTGGATCTAATAGTTTTAAAAACATACCATCACCAAAGTTACTTTCGATAACTATTTGATTAACTTCTTGTGATTTAGCAATGTTTGCAAGTGAGCTTAATGTATCTTCGTCATAACCACCGTCCATCGCGCCTGCATCAGTTAAATATAAAATACCATTTAACATTTTTACAATCGCATAAGCTGTTTTATCAGCACCACGACCTGCAGGATCTATTGCCATTACTGAACCTTCGAAATCATAATAGTCTTGTGATGTGTACATAGGTGCAACATAGTAATCTCCTTTTAATCCAACATTAGGTAATTCTGGATCTAATGCTTTTATTTGGTCCATACTACTTGCCCATTGTACTTTTCCAGGTGCTTGTTTCCAAGACTTAGTTCCACTCATAACAATTAAATCATTTAGTTTAAGTGGATATTGATTTATATCTGCTAGTGTTGTGTCTAGCATAAATTGTAATGAAAAACCTGATCGGCCATAACTGGCTTCACGTTCCATTAAATCTGTTTCATCAAATCTTTTAGGATCTGTTGGTTCACCTGCTTTTAATCTTCTAACATTATCTCTTAATGATTTAGCTAATTTGTTACCATATGTTACTGTTGACACTGGATAACGTGCAGGCCAGATTTGTGTCTCAAATCCACGTTCTTCTAATGAGTTATACAAACTTAATTCAGTTTGTGGTGTACCTAGAAATATAATTCTGCCGACTTCAGGCTTAATTATTGAGTCAAACTCTTTTACTGTTTCGCTTAATCGTTCACGCATTAATTGAGTTTGAGAGTTATTAGCAGACTCGACGTCGTCTGCGATAATGAGGTCAGCACGTGAACCTGTAAGCTGACCAGTAATACCCATTGATTTACAACTAGGTGCATGTGATGCTCTAGCAGGACCTACGTCAAATGATACTTTACTTGATCGTTGATCTGTTCTAGGCTTTAAATGCTCTAGTATAGGTATTTCGTTTATAATTCTTTGTGTAAATGTACTAAAGTCGTCTGACCTAGTTTTACTGGCAGAAACAACTAATATGTTTCTTTGTGGATTAATAAACCAATTCCACACACTAAATGCAGATGTAATCCATGATTTACCTGCACCTCTAAATGCTTGTATACAAAGTCTCTTTGGACCATTTTGTAAGTAGTCAGCCATCTCATATTGTATAGTTGTAGGAGCTGGCAAATCTAAATGTTTCCAAACTATGTATAAAAAATTTTTAAAATTAGTTAATTCAATAGGTACGTTATTGTTTCTTTTCTTCGTCATGGAATGGTAAGTCCTTTAATAAATCTATATTTGAGTCACCTTGTATTCCACCACTATATTGTTTACATATGTCTAAACAAACTTTCATCTCAGAGGCAGATAACGGTTCAGGTGATTTCAATCTAGCGTGTGCTTGCGAGATTAACATATCAACTATTTCGTCTGCTTTTTCTTTAGTTGTTTGTGCCATTATTTTCCGACGAGCTTTTGTGCTTTTTTATGAGCAGCAGTAAAAGATTTACCAGCTCTCATTTCTTTTCTCATCATAGTCATATGTTTTTTACTATGATGTACTGAATGTTTCTTAAGTGTTGTTTGTTGTCTTTTTGTTAGTTTTTTCATTTTTGTCCTTTTTCTTGCATTTGCATTCGTCACATGTACATAAACCATATTCGTCTGCGTGTAAGTCTCCGTCGCAATGACAATCATGATGACATGATTTACACTTCATTGCTAGCTCGCATAATTTTTGCTAATGACTCTGCTCTTGACGGTGTTTGTTTTGCCCATCTGCTATCCATCATTTGAAAAGACGCTTCACCAAAATCTTTTATTTGTAACGCTGCCCACATTTTTTTGAATAGTTTGACTCTAGGCTTGCCTAATTGAAAACACATTTCTATAATCACACACTTAGCATTATGATTTAATTCTACTTCGTGTTCTTCTATAAGTTGTGTTGCATCTTTTTCAGCAGTATTAAAATCAACTTCAAAAACATTGTTAAGCTCTTCTTCGCTATACTCCACACCTTCAACAAAGTTATCGGTAGATAATACCAAATGACCATAACCGATAGTAGCGAAACCAAGGCTATCGGAATACACAGTATTCCTAAACCCTTCATGTTCTTTAATTCGTTCTTTAAGTTGTGTATACATTTTTTAAGTTCCTTTTGTTTCAATAAATTCACCTTTACAATGAAATTTTATATATATTTCGTGTTCGTTAATTTCTTCAACACCAATTTCTTGTGTTTTGTGTATTGCTTCTGTATAACCTGCAATCATGCATTTGTACAAATCGTCGTAAGTTGTCATATAATGAGGTTGCAAACAAGTATTAGCAACAGAAGAACACATGATCATTGTTAAGTGATAAACAAGTATTAATTGTGTAGTCATCACTTTTTCGATCTATTTCTACTTTTAGATATTATTCTTAAGTTTTTATTTGAATTATTTCTTGGATTACCATCTCGGTGATCGATGTCTCTTCCGTCTCCTTTTGACACTCGACCCTGACGTGTTAACATACGTCTTACTTTATTTCGACTAGCTCTATCTTTTTTTGCTTTGGTTGTAGAACCATAAGTAAGATATTCTTGTCTATAATTACGTTTCATATTAAATCATTAATAAAACAATTGAATATATTACAAAAGCAATACATAGTTTTTTATTATCTTGTATAAATACTTTTGCTTTGTTTTTATAAAATGTAGGTGTTTCGCCAAATATCATCATAGTTACTCCCTTATTTTAGTATTAATTTTTTAATGTGTTTTTTATCTAAATAAATTTCTATTTCTGCCTCAGACTTTAAACACTGGTATCTAACATTACCACCAGATTTTAACTGACGATCTGCTATACGTTTTCCTTTTAGACACTCAGACATCGAAGGCTGTATTCGATGCTCTTGAATTTCGTTATTTACAATCATAAGTAATGCGACCACTGTTTCAATCATTTAATTTCCATTCCCATTTTTGTAATGCATATCTCTTGCTTTGTCTTTTAACATTTCAATATCTGCTAAAGCCTTTTCTAATTGTTTTTGTATAAATTCTATATTTACTTTGTTATGCATTCCTGCTTCTTGTTGAGCTTGCAATTTTTCGACAGATTTGTAAAGATCCTCGATAAGCATAAACTGCTCGCTGTCGGCTGGAAGTGAACCCATTTCACCTCTTGGCCATTTAATTCTAAATTCTGTATTCTTTTCTAAATCAGATGACATTAACTGTTTACTTGTCTCTAATTTATTTATTCTTTCAATGACTCCAAAATATGCCCAGACGCCAACCGCGACTGCAAATACAATACTGATCAAGTTCCTCATCGGCATTGCTACAGATGTTTGATCAGATATTTTCATTTTTGATTCTTTTTCTTTTTAGTACAATCTTGTTCTTTACAATTTGGAAATTGAAAAGTTAAGACATCATTTAATTTTTCACTTAATGTATCTAACCAACCAAAAAACTTTAATATTATTTTATCTATAATCATTTCTTTTTAATTTTGTTAAGTGTTGTTACACCAAATGATGCTCCAACCATTGTTAATATAATATACCAAAACATTGGATCAGCTTTTCCTAATGCGTCCCACGCTTTATCACACCATGGTTGAGTCCATGGTAAAAAATGCATTCCAAATATAAGTGTATAAAATACTACCAAATATTCGTCTTTCCAAGAATTTTGTTGTTGTTTTACTTGTTCTAATTGTATGCCGACTTTAGCAACATCTAAAGCTGATGCGGCTTCTATTTCTTTTGCTTTTATAATTTTATCTTTTTCTAATTTGTGTTGTATAGCACCTATAGTTTTATCTGCTATAATTTTTGTCAACGGATTTTTTAATAAAGGTAAAATAAAATTAAACATGTTTACTCCCAGTTAAAATAACCTAAAATAATACCAATAATGCCACCAATAAATACAAGTACACTTATTGCACCTTTACCTTTAGAAACGTCTTGTCTAAGAGATTTAACTTCTCTCTTTAATTCATTAATACTGTCATTCAGAGTTTTCATTCTCTCAGCACAAATTCTTTCGTGTGCAGAAAGTCTTACTCCTGTCGCTTGTTCAACAAAATCTTTAGCAGTAATCTTTTTTCTAGGCATTATTCATCTAAATCCCAACTTGTAGTTTCTTCGTTCCAATTATATTTTTTATTATCTGTTGGATAAGGAATTGGTGCGTTCCATCTATAAGTTGTGGTATCTAATATCCAAGACGGATATGGTTGTGGTTCATAAAATGCGTCTGCGTCTTTGTCATAAATATAACCCTCACCTGCATAATTGTATCTTAATGCACCAGATTGGTCTTCTCTTGGTTCTTGTGAGTTTGGTTTATAATGAATACCTCCGTGAGTATTGTAAGAAGTTTGTATCCATTCTCCTGCTGAATTATCAATCATAGTATTTATGTAATCTTGTTCAGCGACTATAACTTTAACAACCTTACCATTTAAAACTTTTGCGAAATGTGACATAAATTAAATCTCCTATAATGCGTACCTTATTACAACTATCCCACTGCCACCTGTAGTTTGAGCTGAATAGCTTGTGTTATTACCTTGTGAGCCAGAGCCACCTCCACCTCCTCCAGTGTTTACTGCACCTGCTGTTGGGGGTGATGAATTATTAGAGTAAGAACCATTTCCACCTCCGTCTTGACCACTACCTGCTGAGCCACTCCAAACTCCTCCTCCACCACCACCTGCGTAGTTGATGTTTGAACCTGTTCTGTAATCGTTTGCACCACCAGAGCCACCGTCTCCTGCATTACTATTATTTGGGGCAGAAGCACCTGACGAACCTTTTCCACCTCCACCACCTCCTGCGTGGTTTCCGTTTCCATTTCCTCCTGAGTTTCCTTGCCCTGCAGTGCCTGAAGCCCCTCCAGTGTATGAGCCGTTAGTCGTTCCGTTTCCTCCACCACCAGAGCCACCACTAGCAGGTGGCGTTGTATTGTAGTTTCCACCACGACCTCCACCGATTGCAGTCTGCGAAAATACTGTTGTGTCTGCACCATTGCTTCCGACAGAAGAAGTACCTCCTACACCTCCTGCACCGATTGAAACTGCATAAGTTCCTGCAGACGGTGTGTGTTGGTAAGTGAACATTCCACCTGCACCTCCACCTCCTGCGTGCCAGTTTCCACCTGCACCTCCACCTGCAACTAGAAGCGTGTCCATTTGCACTGAAAGACCAGACGGTACTACAAAATTACCTGAAGAAAGAAAAGTATGAACTCTATATATACCGTGTGTTGTAATTGTTCCACCTGTCGGTAAATTAATTGCAGTTTTATTTACAACACCACTCGTAGAATTATCTGAGTTTGTGACTTTAATTGAAACAACATTTCCTGCCGTCACATTTGAATAAACACTTGACGGTACTGAAACACTTGCAGACGTATCGCTTGACGGTGTGACAGTCACATCTACATCAATACTGTCGGAGGATTGTGTAAAATTAACTACTAAACCAGAAGTTAAAAATCCCTCCCCAGTAAGAGTAAGTGTTGAAGTATTTCCATCAATTATAGAACCTGATACACTTGACAATATTGCCGTTTCAGAAGAGATTTTTAACCAAGCAGTTCCATTATAAAAAGTGACGGCACTTTTAGTTGTGTCATATCTAATTTCTCCTGTATTACCACTTGGTTGTTGACCTGCAGTTCCAGTTGGAATTTTGATAGCGTCTGTTGAAGCACCTAAATTCATTTTATCTACTGTAATAGAACTTGCCCCAATTCTAGCTGACGGCAACGTACCAGTTGTTAAGGCACTTGCATTATCACTAG